CTATGTAGTCACCTTTACCGTCTGAGTCGTTTTGTAGGGTGATGACTGTCATAAAGTCTTGTTGTGTGAGACTAGGGTATAGAGCCATTACTTGTTCGTAGATAGTCATCATGCACTCCTTACCATTGCAGCTTGGAAATAACAATATATGGAACTGTTCACTATCGCTCTTGTACCTGCGTTTGCAGTGTAGGTGTATGCTTCAATATAATCTGTTGACCCATTTAAGTAAACTAAAACAGTGCCTCCGTATGTATACGAGCTTGCAAGTGCGTCCGTAATCTGTTTGATTGCAGAACCATTTTTATATATTGACAAAACAGTCTCGCTAGTTCCTTGCCCCGTGGTATATGATATATAAGTATTTACCTGATAATATCCAGCAACAGTTGGCGTAAATCTATAATTTGTTACACTGTCGTAGTTTGAATTTGTATCAAATTCCTCTGTATTAAAAGAAACTTTTGTAAATGTATTCTGAGCAATTGATTGCAATGTTCCAAGATAAGCACTAAACGCTGGAGCAGCAGTTGCAGCAACAGTTATAGTAGCTCCAGTAATAGTAGGCGAAGTCCCCAGCACATTAGCACCAGTACCAGTAGAAGTAGTAACTCCTGTGCCGCCATTAGCTACTGGGAGCGTTCCTGTTACTGTGGTTACTGGGACTCCAGTAGTTCCATCTAAAATTAATGCCATATTATTCTCCTTGTAGCCAAACTTCTGTTGGCGGTGTAGCCCAGACCACTTCACCAGCAGGTGGGTAGACAGCAATCTGACGAATCACTTGGCGATAAGCAATGAACTGATCCTGATTGGATAGTCTAGGATTAGCTGTTGGTAGCCCTATGTCTGCGATGGTTGTCCAGTCAGTGCCGTTTAGGATGCCAACAGCGGTCTGTGCATTAGTCATCTTCTCAGATTCGAGTTGTACTGCTGCTTTGTCATAGACAACTGGATTGCCATCAACATCAAAGGCATCATCGCCAACAGTGCGAACAGTCTGAGGATAGAGTTTGTATAGTGCGTTAATGAAGTTGTTCATACTGCTATCTCCATTAGAGTGATTGATGATGCTGATCCATCTACTTGCGCGGATACCGCAGCTACATTATTGTGACTTGCAATTTGGGTTTTATATGTAGTTGAAGATGTTGTAGATGGAGAATCTAAATACGCAATAGTTATACTCCCAATAAAATTGTTAGAGGCATCATTAGTAAAAGCGCCAATTCCAGTGTCTATTACTTGAATAATTGAGGCTCCACGCAATAATTGTAGTCTTATTCTAGTAGAACCAGACTTACCCATCCCACCCTGATCTACTAAAACAAGTATTTTACTTGTTGCAAAATTAGGAGTAATTGAAGCCGTTAACCCTGTGTCTGAATATGAGCTTGATGAGGTACTGACTACGGTTGAATAAACCACATTAACCACCTGCAACACCGTTCCAGCTGGCAATGCTGCTGCTGCCACTCCAGTACAGTTAGTCAGAACTCCACTTGCTGGTGTACCCAATGCTGGTGTAGTTAGCACAGGGCTTGTCAGGGTCTTATTCGTCAGCGTATCAGTCGTGGCTTTCCCGATTAGTGTGTCGGTTCCAGTTGGTAGTGTTAGTGTTCCTGAGCCTGCAACCAGTGGCGCTGTGACTGAAATCAAACCGCTAGTGTCTCCGGAAAATCCGATGCTCGCCATATTATTCTCCCTTAGGAAATTGAGTTTTTACAGCCTGTATCTCAGCTTTCCAAGCATCCAGACCACCGTGAAAGATGGTGTCTAGCTGGTCTACTATTGGTGGATAGGCAGCAGCGCGTAGTTCAGCGTAGGTTGGCGGTACTGGAATCGGCAATGCAGCAATTTCTTCTGCTGTCAGTTGGATTACTTTTATCTCACCTGTTTGGCAATTTACTTCTGTGCGTTCCATTATTTGCTCCTATTCGTACAAGATGTTGACTGAACCAGCATCGAAGGTGTCTGTGCCGTTTACTGTGGTTAGACGAATTCGGTCTAGTGTAGCAATAGTTCCATTACCACCACCAATAACAACCAAGACAGTGCTATTTTTCCCAGTATGAGAAGAAACCCATGTAGAGCCACTAGAATTTATTAAAGTAATAATCCCAGATGATAAAGATGCTGCTGCATCAGTATAAAATGAAAATCCTGCGGTGCTATTTAGGCCACCAGAATTACTTGCTTGTCCTAAAACATTTGTAGTTGAAACATACCCAGTGCTTACAACGCCGCCACTATTACCACCTTGTATTAAAATTGAAGATGTACCACTGAGACTTACCCCATTCAACATCACAGTAATACGCTTTACCCAGCTAGGTATGCTTGTGAAGTCAACGCTAGTACCTGATGTAGTCGCTACTGCTGTTCCACTTGTCAAAGGATAGAGTATCCCTGTAGAGCCAGCTACAGTGCTTGAGCCTGTGATAGCACCAGTTACTCCTAGTGTGCTGGTTAATGTCACTGCACCCGTAGCCGCCAGAGTACCAGTTACAGCCACACTCGCGCTGGTCACAGCAACTACTGTAGTTCCATTACTATTTAAGTTGAGAATGCCAGAGGCATCGCCCGTCATCGAGATGCCACCTGCCCCACTAGTTTGGGCTGAAATCGTAGATGCCATTTATATATCTCCTAAAGAATTGCCCAGCGAGAGCCGCTAGGAACAGTAACCACCACGCCAGATCCGAGCGTGATGGGTCCGACAGAGAATCCATTTTTAGATGTTGTCAAAGTGTACGATGATGTTACCGACTGAGCATTCTCGTAGATTGCTCCGTTGGCCTGCGCTCCACCAACACCGCCCCATGCACCAGCAACGTATCCCTCGAATCCAGCAATGGTTGAGTTGTATCTCAACATCCCATTTATTGCACTTGCAGTACGTTGACCTGTAGTACCGGCGGGTAGTGTTGCTGATCCAGTAGCGGAATCCTTAGACACTACAACTGTAGCATCCAGTGCTACATAGTCCCAGGCTGAGCCTGAGTAAACTAGGACTCTGTTGGCCACTGTATTGAAATACAAGTCACCGGCAGTCAGTGCCCCACCACTTGGGTCCAGAGTAGGATTGGATGCGAAAGCGCCAAAGTATGTATTCGTGAACGATGCAAGACTGGCTGCTGCCGCTGATGCTGATGCAGATGCGTTACTAGCCTGGGTAGTTGCTATCCCAGCTTGTGTAGTCGCTATGCCAGCTTGTGTTGTAGCAGTGCTTGCTGATGACGCTGCATTATTGGCTTGCGTTGTAGCGGTCCCTGCCGATACAGCTGCTGCCGATGCCGAAGCTGCTGCTGCTGCCTCAGATGCTGCCGCTGCTGCTGCATCTACCAGAAGTCCCCACTTAGCTACGTCAGCATTGCTCGTGATAGGCTGAGTCCCAACTGAGGTATGAGCTGTTAAGCAGATGTAAATGTTGTTATTAGACGTATCCTTGATGATGTCGTATACAAGGTATGCTACTCCAGCTGACCAATTTCCACGGTACGTACCAACAGCATTACTCGTGCTTGGATTGCCACTGCCATCGAATGACAGGAACTTGTTTGCCCTGACGGTATTGACAGGCAGCGTCATATTGACTGAGGTTGGATCTGTTACAGGAGCCTTCAGAGATCTCTCGGCAGTCTCAGCAACCTGCTGCACCAAGATAGTCTGGGAGTCCATCTCACTGTTAACAGTACCAGCAAAGAAGTCTCCGCCAGTAGTGAAGTCAGTGGTACGCTCTATAGCCCTAGAGCCGGTGATCGTAATTCTGTCTGAACCTGTAGCTGCAACCACTAAGGTGATAGATCCGGTCCCAAGGGTGGGGCTGATCGTTACCGTGTAATTAGTGGTGATCGTGAGTAGTGTTGTGTTCTTATATACGGCAATGTCAGCACTAGATAGCACTTCGAATGGGAAGGCGTACGGTCCAGCACCAGCAGATCCGGTGTAAACAATGCGCCTCGATACGTTACTAATTGGATAATTTGCCATTATTTTGCTCCCATCCCAAGATCTTCAATCATGCTAGCTTTGCGCTCCGCTAGATCCCTAAGTTCTTCACTATACTCAGAATTCTTATACAGTATTTCACGTGCTTTGCCAAATACATCCTCAAACTCATTCCTCAACAAAGTCTGTTGTTGATACAGTGGAAGCGACACAAAGGCTTCGTGCCCACCAAGGTCCAAGATTCTTTGTTTGAGGTTAAGCCCAGCTGGGTCATTAGCGATCTCAAGCAGCTTATTATATTGCTGAGTATTAAGATCAACCTTCGCGGTTAATCCCTTGCTGATAGGGATGGAGACATTCCGCTGCGGCATCGATACATTGGCATGAGTCTGGATCAATATCTGATTAGCCTCATCCGTCTTGCCCTTAGTAACCCGTAATGGTGACATATGGAATCTAGCGTCTGTCTCATATTGCAGTGGCTCAGCAAATATATTAAGCTTATTAGGAAGGTTGTCACTCAGTCCTGGCGTGGCATTCATTAGCTTATTCATGCCCTCCATCATCCCCTTGATTAGAATAGGGGTGTTTGGATCAACCTTATAATCCCTTCTGTATGGGTCAGTCTTTTCCCGTACCGAAGACAGCATCCCACTCAGAGGGACTACAGCCTTGCCAGCAAACACGGTGACAGAACTGCTGAGCGTATCTATTAACTTCTCCGTCTTCTTCTGTTCAGCCCCATAAGTTCCACCGAGCGCCTCGGAAACGTTAGTTAATCCTTGGAAGAATGGCTGATCCATCATATACGAATAGAATCCATACGACAGAGCTACCGCGTATTCGTTAACCCTACTGTTGTCGCTCTCATATCTAACGTAATCTACATAATTAGACGCTGAAGCAAGGAAGGCTCCAAGTGGCTCCATGCCCATATAAGAGACAAATGTCTTGCCCTCATAATCTCCGGTGCCAAATCTTACATCTGTATTGAGCTTTGAGAATAACGCCCTCTGCTCGTCAGATAAAGAGCCATTAAATACCATGCTGTAAGGCTGCCAACCTTGGTTTATAAGAGCCTCGCGAGCACCCTTGTCTGCTGGACCACCACCAGTAAGGTTATTGTTCGCAGCATGATTCGCCATAACAGACGCCACACCAGTTCCCATACCAATCTTAGCCATCGCCATATCAACTGTCTTAGAGTCACCAGCGAGATCAGACCTAACGCGCTTACTCAATAATCCTAACGCAGCCAAAGGACTCCTCTCCAATACCTGTAAGGATATGTTGATTGGAGCTGTAAGGAATGGCATATTGATTTTAGCAATAAATCCAGTCCACGAATCCTCGTTGGTTAGTGATTGCAAGGACTCAAACTTTCCCTCTAATGGCTTTGTAAACGTGGCCTCCCTAGCCAAATCCATAATTTCATCTGGAGGAGAGTCGTAGATATCGTCCATAGTTTTATTGAATATGGATTCCGCATCTTTGGCTGAGCTGCCTTTGGCTATTGCTGCCCTGTAAGCTTCTTCGGAGTTCCTTGTCGCGTAAGCTGACAGCTCACCACGGTAAGTAAATCCTTTAAAGAACTCATCTGCCGTTAATAAGGACCGGCCAGGCAGCGTTGCAACGAAGTTCAATCCCTTGACTGCAAAGGCCATAGGACTGTCTGCGTTGTAATCAAATATCTGAGTCCTAGCTTTAGCTAACGCTATCTTTGTTGGGTCTAATACTGTCTTTGGATATCCAGATCGGAATGCGTGCGAGGCCATTGACATTCCATCTCTCATTGCAGAGTTGAATGAAAATAGCTGTGCCAATACTTCCGATGATCTATACTGGTCTTGAGTCCCTAGACCCAATGTCTTTCTAGTTGATCCAATAGCAACCGCACCAACCTTCTCTGCTAGTCGCATCGGGGCAAATATAGCGTTACTCATAAAGTTACGAACATGAGTTCCTGGCCTAGCTAGCAGGCCATTAATATAAACAGACATGAGTCTAGCCTTAATGCTGCCTGTAGCTGCAACATCTATCAATTCAGACCTGCTCTTAGCAGTCAAGTTTGGATCAAGGAATTTACGTGACCAATCCCTCAGTTCTGACTGGGTAGTGAACCCGCCAATTGCATCGTCAAACGATACGTCTGGGCTAGACTTAACTCTCATGATAGATAGCGATTGAGCTACATTGGTTTTGTAGTTCTTAATGCTGCGCTGCAACGTGCTATGGAAGGCAATAGTCTGCGTGGCATTCAGCATCTCAGCTTGAGTAGCCGTACCATTGGATATTTTGGTGGCTAGATTCAATAAGTGATCTGCACTACTTGCTTGCGCTACCAAGACAGCACGTACTGTAGATGGATCTACTGATGCCTTACGTTCCAATAGATCACTGATAACCTTGGAGCTGTAGCCTGAATCCTGCATTTTCTTAACTAGCTCAGACTCTGATTCAGCCCATGTCTTCCTCTCCGTTGTTATCCCTGCGTACTTTGAGATAGCACTGATAACGCCGGATAGATCACCATCCTCCTTAACTACATCGTAGTTAAACACTTCTGACGGAGGCTTAGCGGCGCCAACAGGAAGCGCCTCGATCCTAGCCTTCTCTACAGCAGATTGGGTGACGACACCTTCAGGAGTTAATGTTGGACCAACGATAGGTGGCTGTACAGCTTTGACCTGACTCTTAATGCTCGGGCCTCCAGGCTCTGGAACTAGACCTTTAACTTTAATAGCAGTCTCAAGCTGGGACTTAACTTCCTCTGGAGTAGCCTCAAGCCCAGTCTTTTGCCTAGACTTTATTTCAGGAGCTTTGCGAGTGATAGATTTAATTATTACCGAACCAAGACCGGCCATCTTCTCAAATTGAGGCTGATCCTCTGAGTTAGTAGGGTCAGGCAAAGAGACTGGTGGCTGCTCACTAATAGGCTCAATGGGGTTGCTGCTTACGCCATCAATAATTGACTGATTCAAATCATACTTTGTGGCCATTATTTACCCTCTAATGCAGCGGGAGTCTCGCCACTTTTTAAGATTGATCTGGATAGCTTCTTGGTTGCCATCTTCTTAACGGCTCTAGCAGTACCTGCTGCGAACTTGGGGATGCCCAAGGTAGAGATATCAAATGCGGCGGCAGCAACATCTGCTTTAGCGCTTTCCTTGATACCAGAAGTCATGCCAGTTCCAGAGGTGATTGACTCTCCTCTACCCATCTTCTGTAATAGCTGTGGAGTACCTTGCTCCTGCCCATCCGAAGAACTACCTACAAATGGCACCAAGTCTCTCAGTGATAGCTCGACACCACCAACATTAACGGACCCCAAGCTCTGTAAGAATTGTCCAGCCTGCTCAAGTTTAATCCCAGAAGCTGACAAGGCATCCTCTAATTTAGATGGCTCAATAGCGCTCATCTGATCGGTAGGCTTCTTAGCCACCACACCAACTGATGCAGCCTGATTCATAGGAATGTCTGCGTGCTGATGCAGACTGTATTCATCCATGTATAGATCTTCAAATGTTTTCATATCTATTCCGGTCCATGCAGGTCTTTTGCTGCCTTATAACGCTTATAAAGCCCACGCAGCCTTATTGCCTGAGTGTCATCTATACCCTGTCTCTCAATATAAACATTTATATCGTGCTGTGCTGGCTTAAAGTCTGGGGCTACCTTGCTGAACGTAGCGGTTAGATCTTCCAAAACCTTCTTAGCTGCAACGCGCTCATTAGAACTATTCCAATTATTTACCGCTGCTTTTGCTGCATCAAGTACAAGCGGGTATTTGGGAGAGCCGTCAGCATTAATTTGGCCTACTGCTTCCGTAAAATACTGGTTTAGAATTATCTTTCTTTGAGCTGTAGACTCCTTTAAGATCGCTAGCCCACCTGGATCTCCAGCAGATAAATCTAAGAATTTCTGAGCTGACTTAGTATCTGTATCAAACTTCAATTTCATCAATGAGGTGCGCTGATCTTTAGTAAGCCTAGCCTCATCTTTTTGGTTAATGTCTCTATTAACAGCAGCTGACTGAGCAAGAGTTATAAACAACCTCTCCTGTGACTCTGTAGCCTTTGCAGAAGATGGACTGTTGTAATCTTCAAGCTGCTGCTTAGTGATCCCGCCATTGAGATACGCATCTTTAATAATAGATCGAGCAGCTGGTGATCTATCGTTGGTTATTAGTAACGAACGAACAGCCCTCTCATTTACCAAGTTCTCAGATTCCCTCTGCTGCTTCATAGCCGTAAGGTTTGACGATACCTTATTAGCAACCATCGCTCCAACTGACGCCTTCTCTTTGGGAGTAAGCGTTTTCCACAACGGGGTCATGTGTCCAAAGTCGCCACTTGTGATCTGACGCATATTAGAACTATGATCTTCACTAGACGCATTATCAGCAAATGACTCTAAGAGAACTTGACGAACGTCCTTCTTATGCTCGGCAGCTAATGCCATAGCTCCTGGAGCATTTCCTGCTGCGGCAGCTGACCTATATAGAGCTACTTGGTTTGCGTCTATTCGTGCATTATAATTTGCCAGCACATCTCTAGGACTCTGATCGCTAAACTCAGAAATCATGTGGGAGCGCTCACCAACCAACTGATCTTCAGCTAACCTATCACCCTTCATGGATGCTAGGTTGGCAGCATCTTGAGCAAACTTAATAACGCCGTGTTTGTACGCTGTATTAGCAGATGCAGATGCGGAAGCTTGGAGTCTGATGGCAGACTCAGGATCTAATGATGCAAGAGATTTAACAGCCCCATCTATTGGATGACGTAACTCATTATTCAGAGAAGCTAGATCCTTAATCTCACCAGAATCAATCCGCCGTGTAATGTCCGTGTGCTTAGCTACCAGATCAGAGTGCAGCTCAACTTGAGCCTGCGCCCCATACAGTTTGCGTATTGTATCTCTAGCTCGTGTACCGCCAACAGGAATAAAGTCTTCAGCCGTTATCCCACTCTCAGCACCCTTCTTCAGTTGCTCTATGGTAACTGGGTTATCAAAAGCGTATTGAGCTGCCTGCCTCTCTACAGCGACGCCAGTTTGCTCAAAAGCAAAAGCTGACACTCTATTTAAAGCTGCTGCTATATTGTTTGGCTGAACTATGCCGGTAACAGTAAGACCAGGTATGTCTTTAGATACTCCTGGCAAACCGGATTGGCCGTACCTAGCTAAGTCTTCTGTTTGTTGATAACGTGGCATTACATCATCCTCACTTAGTAGATGCAGTAGAAGACTTAAGGGTTGGAGCGTTAGTAGCTAGATTGGAGCCAAATGACATTACACTACTTGCAGCGTCAGCGTAATGGCCCATTGCAGCTAGGTTGCCAGCATCTATTAACATAGAGCCTTGTATCTCACCGAATGTACGCGATGTTTTAGCAGCCGCTTGCAGAGAGCCGATATCTTGCCCAGCCATCTTCTCACTAATACTTTGAGTTAATCCAGCAGATCCTTGGAATCCAGAAACTCCGCCAGCAAAGCCTCTAGCTGCTGCTGCTCCATTAATCTGCTGTAACTGTCTCAGCTTGAGGTTAGCCTCTTGCTCGTATTGCAAAGCTTGACGCTCCCCTTGCACATCAGCTTGCAATGCCTGCACTCTAGCTTGACGCTTCTGTTGCTTAGCTGCTCCCACAGAAGAAGCGGCAGCCATTCCAGCAGACGCAGCTGCCAAGGCAACTCCAATCCCAATGAGAACTGGCACTGGAATATGTAAAGACATCTTCTTCCCTACGGGCTTAAATGCCTCTAAGGAATACATATCCCACTCATTATATGATCTACCGTTCATCTTAACTCCCTTGGTAAACAGCCACTTTATATTCCATGCCAAGTACAGTCAGCTTCAGTGGAGCCGATTGAGTAATGACAATCCTTGCATCCTGAGTATACCCAAGAATGCCATTCAAAGTCTTTGTCCCAGTAAACTCTGGCACAGGGTTATCCAACATATCTGCCGTATCAAAGGATCTAAATGGCACCTCGATGTCATTGATAACCATGTTCTGCGATCCTAACAGCATAGCGTTGACTTCAACAATCCGCTTTTTAAATCCAATCCTAACGCCGGTAGATAGTCTCAACTCTACAGGCATAGTCCTTATCTCAGTTGCAATTGGCAACCCTACAACGTAGCTAGCAGTAGATGCTCTAGGGAAGGTAACAGTCCCACCACCAGGCACAACTTGGTTAGCCTGCACCAATCCGTCCAGTACAACATTGACAGTAGCTCCAACCAGATGTGCAACACTAGCTGTAGCAGCAGCACCACCACTCACAGCGCTATCCACATGGAGATCATGCTCAAACAGCTCAACATAATATTGATATACGCTATTAACTAGGCGTTTAACCACAACGTATATATATGTTATATCGACCCCGACATCAACGAACGACCCGTTTATAGTCTTGAATTCAGATGGCGCTATAACAGACTGAGCACTTAATAGAGAGTATACGGCTATCGTTCCGTCATCCCCATTAGTTATCAGCAACAAGTCATTCTCATCGGTATCAACGGCACGCCTCAAAGCCATCCGTGTCGGACCTTTAATTAAGTGTCCAGACAGTAAAGATATCTTGTTCGTCATGTACGTTAATTGCGTATCGCTAAACGCAATCTCGCTCAAGCTCTTACCCTGCCTCTGGATAAACATAACTCCAGACTCTAGCTGCTGCACCCTAACACCAGGCTTGGCACCATTCCTGCTGGTAGCAGTTACAAAGAATGAGCTTGGTGTGATCGGCTCTAAGCCCTGCTGGGGAACGTAGAACTCTCCACCAGTAGTAAGCACTAACAAGTCTCTAGCAGATATGATGTCAACAATAGCGTTGTAAGTATTGGTATCTAACGTTGCCTCTACAGCATCGTCAGCGAATCCTTCTGTCGGATCAAAGTCAAAGAATAGCCCTACCTTAGATCCCCACAAAGTAGATGGCCGAGTCTTGCTGCCACCAAAATACAATCTACCTTGATGGAAGGTAACAGCTCTAGGCCAGCCACGCGATGCAGACCACACAGGCTCGTATCCAGATTCCAACTCCCATTTACCGGATGCAATGGCAGAAGTGCTAAAGACCGGAAACTCAAGAACAGCATTGACTACGGTGCCACTAACAAACTCAATGATCTTAGCCCTACCTTGCGGCGTCATATTGATATATTGACCAACAGATGCGCCACTAAAGGTTGCTGCGGCAGATGCTGTTAATACACACTTGCCAGACACTGAGCTAGGTGTTAGCGTACCAGCAGGGAGCGTAAATACGGGAGTGAATGCGTATTTAGGAACGCTATCGAAAGCTAAGACACTAGCTGTCCACGTAGCATCCGTACCGCCACGTACAATCTTTACAGGGGGAAGGTTCTCATTGACAACTATAAGTGTGTCGGCAGATTGTGTCCAAACCAACTCACCAAGAACGGATGCCGTTAAAGCAAATGCCGTAGTATCTAGGTACGAATTACCGCTACCATTGATGTTTGTGATTAGTACCCCTTGCCTAAACACGTGCATCCGATTATGCGTAAAGCACAGCATATAGCTGTCGGTCACACTGAACTCAAAGGGAACTAGCCGGACTCCATTGGCAGCAGACTCTGCTCCAGTATTGGGTAGAGTGAACTTATACCGGAGTCCACCACGCCGAGTAACGCCGCCCTGTGGTTGACACAGAACATTGGTAGCCTTCTCCAAAGCGTTTTGATACGTCTTATCTAAATCAAGACGTGCCCGAAGTAACGGGTCTAACTCACCAGTAGTGAAGTTGGTCTGGACTGTGACAAATCTTGCCATTAGTATCTAACAGCAATCAGTGAGAAGTCGTTAATGCTATTGTTTGGTTGGTTCATCCCATCCATATTCATGCAACTACGCATAAAGCCACCACGTCCGTTGTCGCCAGGCGTGCCAACAGCTATTGTTTGCCAGTAACCAGCCTTATCTACTTGGTCAGTGATTGGGATAGCAAGATGCCACGACATTAAATACTTTAATAACTGGACAAACCAGATGGGCATCTCTGTTTCTGGAACAGAGTATTGGTAATCTATGTATACGATTTCGCTATTGGTCAGTAACTTGCCACCCATAATCCTGTAATCAGTTCTAGGGCGTACATTCTGTGCTGCGGAATCGTAGACAGCACGTGGAGAGCCAAGCCTGTCGGCTGGAAGCTGATACTCGTAAGCGTATTCACTAACAGGGGTTGTTACTAATTGAGCTAACTGTGTCTTCTGTATCGCGAAACTCCACGGATACATCATTAAAGCTTGATCTCTAATGTTAGGATACAGTCTGTCAGAAACGGAAGATTCGTCAGTTCCTTCGGTAAACGAGGAAATGCCTTTTGCCCCAAGCATTAACAGAGCGTCAGAGCAGATTGATAGTGCGGTGTCTCCAGCGGCCATATTCAATCCTTTAGAACGTAAACCAACCCCCGTATTCTGAGGGTTGGTTTATTGGAAGATACTTAGTCAGTATCTGTTGCGCTTACAGTGGTTCCGTCTGCAATATCAACCACGCCAGCAGTCGATACAGCGTTGACATAGGTCAACACAAGTGACGGCGTTGTGGTGTCATATACAAACAGAACATCACCGACATTCAGTAGCTGGTAAACGCTATTGAAGTAGCCGGCAGTATTAACTGTAGCTTGCGTATCAGCAGTTTTGTAGATGTACATAGAAGGAGCATTACCTGCCTTTGATGTACTAACTGCGTTAAAACCAGTGGAGGAAAAAGCCATGTTATATCTCCTTTTTAGGATTCGCGAGCAACGATTGAAACAATACCTTCCGCATCAATCGTGATTGCACCGGCTGAAAATACAGTGTTCACGAGGAACGATGTCTTTTCTGGGATGTAATTGATTTCTGTGCGAGGAGATATTCCTTCTGCGTACCCAACTGAATCGCGGTGGAATGCGAAACAAGTACGGTCCAGTGAGCTATCAACAACCAAACCACCTTCGGTACGGTCGCCAAGAACATGAAACTGGAAGCCAAGGTATGTGTTCAGCTCACCAGAGACAAGCGCTTTGACTGTATTAAAGTCGGAGCTGGTCACTGACGTTTCTGACAACAAAGATGCCAAGCCATTTGCATGGATAATAATGTTGCGACCTTCTGGGGGGACGTTGCTCTTGTCCAGAAGTTTCTTAGCTTCGCGCAACTTGGCCATGTTCATATTGGTATCAGAACCGCCGATATCGTTACTAACAGTCAAAGCCGTGCTAGATGCTGCTAGAGCATCAAGGATCAGTTGGTCTTGACGGCGGCCAATTGCGTTAGCAAGAACTTGTGCCAACTCTTGACGCTCATCAAAGTTAACTTTAGCTTGGCTGAAAATGTCGCTGTATTCAGCAGCATTCCAATCAGCCAATGTGCAAGTGATGGTAGAGAAAGCAACATTGAGTGGGGTTACATCAGCCTGTGGAATACGGGGAGTTGCTACGCCACGGCCAACCTTTGGAAACTTTACGGTAGATCCTTCGACACCACGGCGCTGACGTACAGCACTTACCAATTGAGCCTTGCCTTGGTAAGCCTGTTTTACTTCAGCATCGAATAGGGTGACAAAGGCGTTAGATAGAGATACGCTCATTTGTGTTCTCCTAAGAACAGGTTTAAAAAAAAGGGTTTCGCTATTGGTGTGCCGTAGGATTACGGGCCTGGCTTGCTGATTACGTCAGCCAATCGTCAAGGATACTTGAATTAAGGGCCGCAAATACGGTATGCCTTAGAACCCTTTTACATTATTATTATTACATAGTCAAACACTTAGTAAAAAATGAGCAAAAAAAAACCCGCCGAAGCGGGCAAAGGGCACTACCAAGATTTAATTCTGGAATTGAGCTGCAAACATCTTCTCTACTTTAGCTCTGTATGAGACATCTGTCTTGTATCTAGGGTCAGAAACCATCTGATACAGCTCATCTTTAGAC